AATCTTAACGAATCTTAACGAATCTTAACGAATCTTAACGAATCTTAACGAATGTTAATAAATTTAGTATTATAATAAATACATTAAATAAGGAGAGAATAGTAAATGTTTAACAATAAGATGACCGATGTATTAACACAGATTAATGGAATCACAAACTCAGTAATTTTGCAATACCCACAAACAATAGCATTATCAGAATCGATGGATATGATGGCACTTGTTGATTTTAGTAGTCTTGATAGTGATGAATTCCCTGATCTAGGTATGAAAGATTCATTAGGTGAATTTTTATCTTTGATTAAATTATTTCCTAAAGATCGTGATATTTCCATTGACAATAATGTAATCAGTGTTGCACACGGCCGGAATTCTTCATCATTTATTACAGATAATATTGTATTGATGGATGCTTATAAGAAAGACCCTGCACAGTTTACAAGAACTGAACAAGCTCCAAGTGTTGCATCATTTGAGATTAATGTCGAAGATATTAAGAATATTAAGTCTGCGTCAGGTGTATTTAAATATTTAACTGAAGTAATTTTTGAATCTAAAGATGGTGAAATGAATATTAGTTTAGGTGCTACTAACAAGTTTAATGCAAAAACAAACACTTATAGTGTTATTAAAGAAGCAGATACTAACAAAGAATTTAATATTACGATTCCTGTTAATAACTTTAAAATGTTACCTGTTTCTAATTATCAAGTAGATGTAAAATACAATTCAGATAAAGATGACTATCGAATTCTTTTAACAAATTCTTCTTTAGAAGGTTTTAAAATACTTATGTCTGTTAAAATTTGATTTTTAATTTGTATAAATAAAATACAATTTGTTTATTATACTGAACATTAAGTAAATTAACTAACAATTTGGTATAATAAATAATCGAATTAATAATTACTTAGGTAATTATCGATGAAGTCCCAGAGACTATAAACCGATGAAGTCCAAAGAGACTATAAATCGATTTTTTAGATAATAATAGGAGTATATAATATGATGGATGCAAGTGCATTTAATTTCGATTCAATGAAAGAAGCAATGGGAACAGACCCTTTCGCAGATGCAAATAAGAAATTTGTTAAAGATGAAAGATTTTACACATTAAGTAAGAATAAAGACGGTGATGGTGCTGCTTTAATCAGATTTTTGCCTGATTCAGAAAGTGCAATTATCAAGCAAATGTTTAAGATCAACACAACCATTATTAAAAATGATAAGAAGCGTTTCGTTTCTGAATTTTCTCCAAGTACTATTGGGCTACCATGTCCTTTCCAAGAAGCATGGCAAGATTTGTGGAATACTGATAAGAAAGAAGAAGCTAAAGTATTCGGACGTGCAATACGTTACATTTCAAACATTATGGTTATAAAAGACCCAGCTAATCCAGAAAATGAAGGTAAAGTATTCCTTTATGACTATTCTGGTAAGATGAAAGATAAAATCGAAGCTGCTTTAAGACCATCTCAACAAGATAGAGATTTAGGTGCAACCCCTAAAGAATTATTCAATCCTGTTCAAGGTAATTCATTCAGACTAGTTGCTAAAAAAGGTGCAAATACCCAAATTAATTATGATTCTTCAGAAATAATTAATGAAGTTACAAGCGTTTTTGATAGTGCCGAAGAAGCCTTTGCGTTTATCAAAGCACATACATACACGTTGTCTGATTTAACTAAACCTGAAGCGTTCATGTCTTACGATGATTTAGTTAAGAAAAAAGAATGGGTTACATGGTCTGACCAAAAAGATGCATCAACATCAACACAAGGTTTAACAGCTTCTGTTGCTCCTATTGCTCGAAATGTCGCAGATGTTCAACATACAGAAACACCCGCCCAAAATGTTCAAGGTCAAACTGTTAAAAATGAAGCACCTGTTCAAACAGAAGCTAAACAGTCACAGTCTGAATCATTGGAATCATTGCTTAGTAGTTTAAACCAATAAAATAAAGGTATATATGATATTAGTTGATTATAGTTCAATAATTCATAGGAAGATATTCACATCAATCAATGATGTTAAACCATCAAAGACTAATGGTTTATACAATACCTCTGAATTTATAACATTAACTAAATACTATATCCTTCAAGAATTATTCGGTATAATTCAAGAATACAGTACACGTTTCGGAGATGTCATTTTATGTATTGACAAATCCGACACGGGTTACTGGAGAAAAGATGTTTATCCTGCATATAAGTATAGACGATCTATTGGACGAGATAAATCTGATATTAATTATAAAGAAGTTTTCACAGAACTTGATGTTTTATTAACACAAATTGAAAATCATTTACCAATTAAAGTTGTAACTGTAAAAACAGCCGAAGCTGATGATATCATGCTTGTATTAGCAAAAGAATATCATAAAGATGAAGAAATATTAATTCATTCACCTGATAAAGATATGATTCAAGCACAACGCGATAATGATACAGTATTCCAATACAGTGCATTAACTAAAAAATGGATAAAACCAGAAAATAAACACGATCATATGGACCATTGGATTATAGAGCATGTGTGTTTAGGTGATGTTTCAGATGATGTTCCAAAAGTCGTTGACCATACTGAGTTCAGTGATACATTTATAAAACATCTTGATAGTAATGAAATAAACATTAAAACTCCTCATGAATTCAAAAATACAAACGATATACATAATGATGTTAAAATCGAAGTCCTTAAAAAATTTAATATCTTCAAAAAAAATCGTAAAAATGAATCAACAGGAATTAAAGATGTATATAAAGATATACGATTCGGACCAAGTACATTGAAAAAAGAACTAAAGAAACATGGTTCAATTGACAATTGGCTTGATACACATCCTCTATATCGTGAACATTATGAAAGAAATTATACCTTAGTAATGGAAGAAGGAATTCCTGATTATATCAGAGAAAAAATAGTATTTGAATTTTTAAACGCAAAAACTGATTACAATAAGAAGGATTTTGAAGAATATTTATTCAACAACAATCTTAATAATATTGCAATACAATTACCAAATTACTTTAAACCACAATGTAAATTAACAGCAGCAGACTTCGGCTGGTAAAGGAAGGATTTAAACATGCTTGGAAGATTAGATATTAAATATTTCAAGTTAGCAGTTGGTTTAGATAACATAGGCAAAGAAACAACTAATGACATCGTAGCTAGATGCCCCATTTGTGGTGATTCAAAAAATAAAAGTAAAAAAAGACTACATCTTTATAACAAAAACACTGTAACAAATGTGAATTGTTTTAATGGTGATTGTCCTTGTCAAAATAAGACAGTTTATAGTTTCTTGAAAGATTTTTACCCAAATTTATTAGGTAAATATAAAACCGAACAATTTGGTAACACAATGGAAAAATTAGCAAGTGGTGATTCGGATGTTTTTGAAACCTTTAAGAAACCCGAAACTGATAAAACAGAAATACTAACACAAGACTTATCACCATATCTAAAAGATATATATGACGCGCCAGAAGCTTTAGAATATTTAGAAAATAGATTAATTCATTATAAAGAATCTAATTATGGAAAATGGTTTTTTGGATATCAAGATCTAAACATCAATGGTACAGTTTATAAAATAAAGGATTCAATAGTGATTCCACTTTATTTTAATGACTTGATGTATGGATTTTATTCAAGAAATATTCATAATAAAGAATTTGCTACATATATGAATGATAAAAACATTGGTTTCAAAATATGGAATTGGTTCTACATCAATAAAAATGAACCTGTTTATATATTCGAATCAATTTTCGATGCTATATCAAGCGGATTACCTAATTCAATTGCTGCTCTTGGTGCTAAAATACCAGATGATAAAATTAAAGAATTAAAATATCCAATATTCGTATTAGATAATGATAAAACTGGATTATTAAATTCATTAAAATATCTTCAATCAGGGCATAAAGTGTTTATCCAACCAAACATTTATTGTGGAAAAGATATGAATACTCTATTAAACAAATATGACAATATAAACTTATCAAAAATGATTAAAGAAAATATCTATCATGGTATTTCAGGTGTCGTACGCATAAAATCAATGCTATAAATATATTTTTATAACAACAATGAAGGAATGAATATGTTTATTGAAGTAAGCAACAAAATAGTAAATCTAAAAAACGTAAGTAATGTAAATATAGAAAAGAATTTTAACAAGAAACAGTTTAAAATATTCTTTAACCTATCACATAATATCGATTTAGAAGTTTTTGATAAAATTGATGGTAAACTAAAAACTATATTTATTAGTGATTATGTATTATGGGAAGCAAAAAGTCTTAATAAATTACTTGAAAATTTATTATTTTTAGAAAAACATAAATACTTTAAAGACAATTTTGTTAAAAAGGCGCATGGAGATGGATTCATTAACAAAAATCAAATTAGCTCTATTAAATTCGAAGATCATAAAAATAGAGTAATCTTTAATCTAAGTCACCCAATTACATTTACTGATTTTGAAAAGAAGAAAAAATTAACATCAGAATTTGTATATGTAAACTGTGATGATTATTCGGAATTTATGAATTATTCAGCGTATCTATCAAACGTTTTGTTAACAAATCCCACAGGAGTATATTTATGACCAATAGTGGTTCACCAAAAATGATAGTATTTCAACAAATAACGCTAGCTGTTTTTACATCAGAAAATGTAAGTGTAAACACATTAACAAAAATTAAAGGAGAAAAATAATATGCACATGCGAGGTACTGAAGAAGCCAAAAGAAATGTAGAAGAATTCACTAAACGACTAATCAAATTACAACAAGACAAGAAAAATATCGATGCTGATATTAAAGCATTAAAAGATGAATACAAGGAAGAAGGTGTTCCAGTTGGTATTGTTACTAAAGTTATTAACGTTATTAAAGCTAATAAGAAAAAGACTGATGCAGCTAAATTTGAAGAAGAAGCTATTCAAGAATGGCTTGAAGCAAACAAAGAAATCGACAATCAAATTGGTATGTTAGGCGCAAAATAAAGGAGAAGTATGAAATTTAGAAAATATAAAAGATTAGGCTATGCTGAAATGATCCCTTGGGATAATACAATCGATATGTCAAGAGTTAGTGTTTCGCAATCTGATTTAGAAAATGGTTCGCCAAAAATCGGTGATATGATTGCAGTAAATTCTAAATCACATGATGATCAGTGGTTGGTTGCTGAAAAATACTTTAATGATAATTTTAATACATCAAAATCATTAACTTTTGGAGATGCTTTAGAAGCACTTAAACAAGGAGAAAGGGTTGCTCGTATGGGTTGGACTAGTAAAGGTATGTATATCTTCTTAATCTCATCTGAAGCAAATGGCAGTGCAATTCATGATTATTACGGGTCAGATGTAGGTAATGAAGATGATGTTATTTGTTTACCATCAATCGGGATGTATACTATTGATTCAAGTGGTTGTAGAGCATTGTTTAATGGTTGGTTAGCATCACAAACTGATATGTTATCAGATGATTGGGTTATTGTTTAATGCAAAATAAACCATACTCATATTCTAAATTATCGATATATAAACAATGTCCTCGAAAATATAAATATAATTATGTGTATAAACTTAAAAGAAAACCAGCAGATAGATCAGCACTTCTTAAAGGAGGTGCTGTACATTCTATATTAGAAAGTTATCCAATTCAATCAACACATCCATTAGCTTCTAAAATTCAGTATATAACAGACAAATTTCTTAAAACAGAACTTGGATTCAATTATATGAATCGTTCAAGTACACGTGAATATAAATTTGCCCTTAATGATAAATTAGAACCAATTCCATATACCAAAGAAGCATTATTTTATGGTATTATAGACTATGTATGTATCGTTGATGACTTGTTACATTTAATTGATTGGAAAACTGGTAAATATAAAGATCAAAAATGGCAAGATTATAACCAATTAATGTTCTATGCAATATATTTTTTCAAAACATTTAAAGATGTAAATTCAATCAAAATTTCATATGTATATGTTGAACATGAAAATCTTGAAAATTCTATTATACTAGAACGTAAATATTTAGACAACTACATCAGAGAACTTAACAATATGATCAATAATGTTGAAACTGATACAACATTTACTAAACAAGAATCACCTTTATGTGATTGGTGTGACTTTTTAGACGCATGTGGTAAGAATTTATAAATATAAATAAATAAAAATATTAATAAAGGAATATAATATTATGGCTCAAGAAGAATTACAAAAACGTATTGCTGAAATTTTAGCAAAAATTATATCTGAAAGTACTACTTCAATTAATGAGGATACACCTGGTCCAGGCGCACCTAATATTGCAACAACTGATGAAAATTTATCAGTTAGTGGTATGTTTCAACAAACATTGTTACCATCATTAGGAAGACAGATTTTTCCTGTAATTGATATGTATGGCCCTACTGCTGCTTTATTTAATCTACGTAAAAAAGATGTAAGTGATGATTTTGAATTAGTTCGAAATAATGTGGAAGTTTACCCATCTAAGTCAATTCCTACAAACATTACACAAGAAGTTGTTCAAGATATTAAGGCTCAATATGGTAAAAATGCTAATACTATTATTGGTAAATTACTTCGTGGTGTTTCTAATCAAAAAGAAAATGATAATACGTTAGCATTTTTAGCAACTAACTCTAAAGGTGGTCCTAATTTAACATTAACTGATGCTGCAAATTCACGTACTACAATGTTTGAAATCACACAACGTGTTCATGAATTAGTTCTTTATATGAACAGTCCAACTTCAAGAACATACCATGCATTCTGCGTATTACCTTACACAAATGCTGCTTCTATTGCTACATTTAAAGGTTATGGTGGTGCAGACGATGAAGATGCTGACGGTTTATTTATTGGTACGATTGGTTTAACAAAATTCTTCTTAAATCCAGATGCTACAGCTACCGATGCTTATGTTGGTTTATTAAATGAACAAGAACCAAGCAAATCAAGTGCTTTATTCTCCCCTTATGCTGAAGATATTATTGAAGTTGTTAATTTTGATACTGGAAATATTAGTTATCACATATTCAATAGATATGCAATTACATTATCACCTTTAAGTGTTGCTAATAATGAAATGCTTCACTCGTTTACAATTATTTAATGATATTAAATGACAAAAATAAATATAGACACGACTGCCGAGCAGTAACGGCAAATATTACATTTGATAGTAAAGATAATAATTTAGCTAAATTATAGGTATGTTTTTTTTCGATAGAAGTGCTGTACTTAAACCAAAAATAAATGATTCGTTTTAAGAAGATTATCACAAAAAGTTATAAACATGTGGTTTTAGATTTGAATCATAAGTCAATCAACAAAGACCAATTTTTAGCTATGCTAAAAGGTGTAGATAAGGTAAAATAAATGAGTTTTCTAAAATTATTTAAAACAGAACATAAAACAGAACATAAAACAATCGTTGAAAGTACTAAAAGTACTAAAAAATCAGTGCATGAAGCTAAAGATAAACCTGAAGAATTATTAAGGACAAATGGTCTTAAAATTAAAATGGTCACACCTACTTCATTTGGTATTCAAATCGATTTTGCAAAAAAATATGATGAAGAAGAAATTAAAGATATTTTATCAGACTTCAATATTAAAATTAAAAATAAATCAGTTTTTATTGTAGATTAAGAAAGAAATATAATTTGTTTTAGCGGCTTATGCCGCTTTTTTTACAATAAATATTGTATAATAATATAAATGATAAACAAATAGGATTGATATGTGCGAAAAAATTACGATATTTAGATCGAAATCGACTAATAATAAATTTCCGAGTTCACCGTACGATGACAACACATTCGTATTTGAAACTTACAAAACAAAAACAAACTTGGAAATGTTTCAGATAATGGTATCTAATTTCATCCTTAATATCCCATTGGCAAAATTAGAAAAACCAATCAGATCATTTAGACGTATAGTAAACCTTAAAAAATACTACGCAAAAACAATAAAATACATAGTCTTAGATATCGATGATGTCCATTCCCAACTAGATGCTAACAAAATAATTGAATACTTTAAACCATATAAGGTCATTCTAGGACAATCTAAATCATATAATGCCATCGATAACTTCAGAATGAAAGGTATTCTATTCATAGAAGAACTACCAATCGAACATACTAAAAGTTTAATCGCTCATATACATAGTGAACTCCACCATTTATGCACAATGGATGAATCTGTTGCCCGTTTAGTTTCATTAAATGCACCGATTAATAAGAATGCCATATTCATTAATAATGAAGAAGGTGAACTGTTTAAATACACTAAACCAGCTTCATATGAAGCTATTAATGAAATGAAAAAAGAATACGTTGGTGATAATGTTACTATAAACATTAAAGATATCGAAAACATTACAGCTGATACTATAGACAACTTATGTTTAAATGTTTTTCAATCACTGAACTTTACAGCTATTAGAAACAATCCAAATGATAGTATTTCATTTAAACACCCAAGTGAAAAATCTTCTCCTGGTGGATATTTTTGGTTTAGTAATGCACCTTATACAATGCATCATTCTGATAGTACGAAAACAATTAACATATTTGATGCAGTTAGAAAATTACCAGCTGGCAAAGAATTAATGAAAAAGGAAATTAATTATGATGATGAATTCCTAAACTTTAATACCGATACATCAGTCATTAATGTAAATGAAAAATACTTAGAAGTCAATGATGAACTAGCTAATACTGTTGAACATTTCGTAAATGAAAAAGATGGTTTACTATCTATTCGTTCTCCTATGGGTACAGGTAAAAGTACTTTAATTGGACATATTATTAATGAATGTCATGATCAAGATATGAAAATTTTAATCATCACAAATAGAGTGTCAGTAGCACATGACTTTGGTAGAAAATACGATATGAAAGTCTATAATAAAGATATGTACAATATTGATGATTCTTTAATATGTCAGTTCGATTCATTATGGAAATATGATATAAGGAAATTTGACATCGTTATTATGGATGAATTCATTTCATTGATGCTACATAGTCGTTCAAACTTAAACAATAGTTCAATTAATATAGCTAAATTCTTTGCTTGTTTTAATAAAAAATTAGTGATAGCTGATGCTTTTTTGACAGGATACGAAAACTTCTTATTAAATAATAAAAAACATAATATTCACTTAATTTCTAATAATTATAGAGACCCAACCACATTATATAATTATGAAAATTTCAATTACTTCGTTCAAACAATTTTATATCATGTAAAATCACATAAGGTCACTATTAGTGCAACATCATTAAGCTTTATTAACTCTATGCAAATGCTGTTGAATAATAAAGGAATTAAAGTTGTTACATTAACAGCTGATACACCCGAAACAACAAAAAATCTTGTATATGAATTATTTGAACAAGAAGAACATGATAAATGGGATGTATTAATATTCTCACCAACATTGACTGTAGGTGTATCTAATCTTAATAAAGTGAACTATCATTTTCATTACGATTCATCTATGAGTACTGATGTAATTAGTTCAATTCAAATGATTAAAAGAACAAGAAAAACTAAAGAAATTCATATGTTCATTAAGGACAAAATTAATTATATAAAAACATCATATAATAATATCCGTGATGAATATATGACTAACATTGGTAAAAATATTGAGCAAAATTACTTATTCGATGTGGATGATTATGGCGAACCAAAATTATCAAGTATCGGTCGTAAAGCTATTAAAATAGATACATTCAAAAATATCATGGAATTTGACCATAAAAAGGCTACATTATGGTTATTACAATATCACTTTTTAAATGAACCACGTGTTATTGACAAACGATTTGAAGGTAATGTATTAAGTAAATATGCTTCAATTACTAAGGAAAATAAAGATACTTTACTTAATGAACAAATCGAACAATTCTTAGATTTGAATGAAATCGAAAAAACTTCATTATTATTGGATTCACCAGCTGACAAAATTATGAAAGCATTAGCTGAAATAGATGAAGAAATCAAAGATGTAGATAATATCACAAAATCAAAAATACTACAATGTACACTGAAAGATAGACTTTTCATTACGAAAGCTAAATACTACAAAGTGGCATTCAATTATACTAAAAAAATATGGGATGAAACTGATGTTAAACATTTAGTATCTAAATCAGTTATTCAAGGTAAAAATAATGACTTACATTTCTATAATATTTTATTAGAATATGGACAAAACGAAATATTCTATGAATATACAAAATCAACAATCAATAAAAACAAACAACTTAAATACATTCTTGACAAATGTGGATACTCATCTGATAAAATGAATGGCTCTGACATCGTGTCTATTGGCTATCGTGGTTATAGAGTTAATCCAGCCATTAGAGAATTATATGGGTTTATTCGTTAAATCATCAAAATATCCACTGATTATGTTTTCAACAATCTCTGGATGACCATAAATATACTCTCTAGATGTAAAAAACACATCTTTTAATATATCAATTATCAACTTTTCGTGAACTTTATTATCTATTTCTATTAAATATGAAAAATAACAACTTGGATTAGCTGTCTGATATGCTTTAATTCTTTGATCTGGATTCTTGGTTATTCCTACTTTACATCTATTTTTTACATCTGGATTATTCATAATATAAAAATATAACATATCTTCTCCTTTCATTCTTAATATTTTATTTATATGATAATAGAATATATGTTTATTTATGTGTCAATAAAAATAAAATTTGTTTTGACAATATGTTTTTGATAATAGAATATATGTTTATTTATGTTTTTCTAAAAATAATTGTTTATTTATGTTTTCTAAAAATAAAATGTTTATTTATGTTTTTCTGAAAATAAAATGTTTATTTATGTTTTTCTGAAAATAAAATGTTTATTTATGTTTTTCTAAAAATAATTGTTTATTTATGTTTTTCTGAAAATAAAATGTTTATTTATGTTTTTCTAAAAATAATTGTTTATTTATGTTTTTCT